CTCATGCAACAATTCTGGTAGGATAAAAATGTCAACAAACCTTAAATATTATGCTGTTTCGGTATCTCAGACAGTCACAAAGGCTGGGGGCAGACTTCGTTTCATTGACTTTGTAACCCCTTCGGGCCAGACTTCAGCCCAAGTTCTGATTTTAAGAGAAGGGGCCAGCCCAACTGGTAATATTGTTTTTAAGATGTTTGCCAATAGCGGTTCCCGCAATGATGTTTTTATGGCAGATCATGGTATCCGATTTAATGATGGCCTCTACGTAGAGATGCCTACATCAGCCAATGCAACAATTCTGGTGGGCTAATGGCAAAAATGCCCAGCCTTTCAGTTAAACGTGGAGAAAAATTACCCACTTCCAAAGGTGCGGGTCTGACAAAAAAGGGCGTGGCAAAGTACCGCCGTGCCAACCCCGGGTCTAAACTTAAAACTGCGGTGACTGAAAAGAAACCCAGTGGATCACGGGCAAAACGAAGAAAAAGCTACTGCGCAAGATCTGAGGGTCAGAAGAAAATGCACAACATTGACTGCTCAAAAACCCCTAAGAAAAGAATCTGTGCAGCCAGAAAAAGATGGAGATGCAGCTAATGAGTATGCCTACGATCACAGTCATTATCGAAAACGGACCAGAACAGTATGAAGAACAGGAAATTGAAATCTCTTGCCCCACGGCAACCCAAGATGAGACCCTAAACGAAGCCAATAAAGAAGCTGCTATTCAGGATCATTCTTACGGACCCACAGACATCTCTGATAAGCGATGTGGAAACTGTGGTTACTTTAACATGACCAAGGCAATGCTCGATTGTATCGGCGACACTGAAGAAGACGTTGGCTACTGTCAACTGTTTCACTTTAGTTGTCTCGCAAAAAACGTATGTGATTCTTGGATGAAGGGTGGTCCAATCATTGACCACATTGAGGAACCACAGGATGACGAAACAATGCTAGGCAAAAGGTTTATCTAACACCACCATGTCAGTAATATCTAGATCCAGCGTATCAAAGCAGCTAGTCTCTGGAAAGAGGAAGAAGCCCTCTTATAAAAAAGGCGGTCCTGTCTCTCGTGTGAACGAGGCAGGCAACTATACAAAACCGGGAATGCGTAAGAAAATTTTTGAAAGAATAAAAGCCGGTAACAAGGGCGGACGTTCAGGACAGTGGTCCGCAAGAAAAGCTCAGATGCTGGCCCGACAATATAAAAAGGAAGGCGGGGGCTACAAGTAATGCCTCTTAAAAAATCTCAAAGGAGTTTAAAGAACTGGACGAAACAGAACTGGCGAACAAAATCTGGTAAGCCTTCGACACAAGGTGCAGACGCAACCGGGGAAAGATATCTCCCCGAGAAAGCTATTAAGTCTCTTAGTTCCTCTGAGTATGCTGCAACCACTCGGGCAAAGCGAAAGGGAACAAAAGCAGGAAAACAAGTGGTCAAACAACCAAGACGTATAGCAGAAAAAACAGCTAGATTTAGAAAGGCATAATACCATCATGACAACATCAGGAACTACCACATTCAACATGGACATCGATGAGATTATCGATGAAGCCTTGGACATGATCGGCGGCGAATCAGATCTTGGCAAGGAGCCCAGATCAGCCCGACGCAGTCTAAACCTGATTCTCACGGACTGGCAGAACCGTGGCATCCTCCTATGGAAGACCGGGCTCGGAACCACGACCACCGTTGAAGGCCAGACGAGCTACGATCTTGATCAGAACATCATCGACATCACCGAAGCCTCGATCAGACGCTCCGGCACGGACATCGAACTAACCAGAATTTCCATGGACAACTACCAAGAGCTTCCAAACAAGAGCACACAAGGAAGACCAACCCAGTACGCTGTCCATAGAAAGCGTGACAACATCGAGGTCTATCTATGGCCTGTCCCGGAAAATTCCACGGACGTTTTCAGATACTGGAACGTCAGCAGATACGAAGACTTCACAAAGTCCGTGGACACCGCCGACGTGCCTTTCCGTTTTCTCCCGTGTCTTATTTACGCCTTGGCCTACTATATGTCGATCAAGCGCCCCGGTGTACCCGGTGACAGGGTTGCTTTCTTAAAGCAAGTTTATGAAGAAGCCCTGCAGAACGCCATGCAAGAGGACAGACAACGTGCCCCATTCAGGGCCATCCCACGTTTCAGGGTCGTGGTCTAATGGTATCTAGCAGAAAATCCCCATGGTTCATCAGCGACAGATCCGGTTTCAGGTTCCCCTATGATCAGCGGGTAAAGGAGCAGGGCACTGGAATGGTTGTCCACTTCTCAGAAAGCGATGGCGCTTTTGATCTCAAGAACCATCCACAAAACCAAGCACCACGTATTGGACCAACCCGTATTCTCAGGGATGCCCGGACTGAGACACCTGTTTCTGTTAACCCACTTGTATGGAATCCATCAATGACAACGTTTGTCTCAAATCTTAACATAGTGGTATCATTAAGCAGAATCACGGGCTCAGTGCAGTGTGGTACTGTAACCATCGGGAGTTAAAACTAATCATGGCTATCTCACAGGGAATGAGCATCTCTTTCAAGAAACAGGTTCTATTGGGCGATCAGGATTTTGACGCCGATACTTTCAAGCTCGCTTTATTCACAGACACTGCTTCTTTAAGCTCTGGCACCGCAACCTACAGTACTTCAGCAGAAGTCAGTGGTATTGGTTACACAGCAGGCGGAAACATCTTAACCATTGTTGATGTTACAGTAGATGGATCTGTAGGAATTGTTGATGTAAGCAATACGGCATGGACCACTGCAACCTTCACTGCCCGAGGCGGCCTGATCTATAACTCGTCCAAGTCAAATTCAACAGTTGCAGTCCTAGATTTCGGTGGTAACAAGTCTGTAGAAAATGGCACCTTCACAATCCAATTCCCAGCCGCTGCTGCTGCCACAGCCATTATCCGACTAGTATAAAAAGGGAGTCTGGCAAGCATGGCTCTCGTTGTCAAAGACAGAGTAAAGCAAGATACGACAACCACAGGAACGGGCTCTGTTACGCTCAGTGGTTCGTATACGGGCTTTGATACTTTTTCTGCAATTGGTAATGCCAATACCACATACTATGTAATCTCAGACAGTGGCTCTGGTGACTGGGAAGTGGGCCTCGGTACCTATACCGCATCAGGCACCGTACTCTCACGTGACACTATCTTGGCTTCCTCGAACAGTGGGTCTGTGGTCAATCTGGCAGCAGGGACCAAGGTTGTCTTCTGTGGATATCCCGCCGGAAAATCTGTCTACCTAGATGCCTCTGGTAACCTTGGTATTGCTGGGACTGTCTCAGCAACAAATATCACCGGTGCCACGGTAACTGCAACGTCCAAGATTCATACTCCTGCAATCTCGGTCACAAATGTCTCAGCCACAAATATCTTTGCGTCTACAAAGATCCATACCCCAGTCCTCTCTGCGACTAATATCATCGCAGGTACTGTCACAGCCACATCGATCCATACCCCGTCACTCTCCGTGACGGACTTCATCGCTGCGACAATCACAGCAACGTCCAAGATCCATACCCCTGCGATCTCGGTCACAAACGTCTCAGCCACAAATATCTTTGCGTCTACGAAGATTCATACCCCAGTCCTCTCTGCAACTAATATCATCGCAGGTACGGTTACAGCTACCTCGATTCATACGCCATCCCTATCTGTGACGAACTTTAATGCTGCGACAATCACAGCAACGTCCAAGATCCACACTCCTGCGATCTCGGTCACAAACGTCTCAGCAACTAATATCTTTGCATCAACAAAGATTCATACAGCAGCATTATCAGCAACAAACATCGTAGCAGGTACGGTTACAGCTACCTCGATCCACACACCAGCCTTATCTGTGACGAACTTTAATGCTGCGACGATCACTGCCACATCTAACATTCACACTCCGGCTTTGAGCGCCACAAATATCCTAGCGGCAACAATCACGGCCACAACAAAGATACATACCCCCGCCCTCTCTGCGACTAACATCACCGCAGGTAGCGTGACAGCGACCTCAATCCATACGCCGTTACTCTCTGTGACAAACTTTATTGCAGCAACAATAACGGCAACGTCGAACATTCATACCCCAGACCTGTCGGCCACGAACATTATTGCTGCAACCATTACTGCAACCACAAATATCCATACCGTGGCTCTCTCTGCCACAAACATTGTTGCCACCTCAATTGACACAGATGTAGTTTTTGCAATCTCTGGTCAATACGGGGACGAACTTGATTCGGGATTCACACCAGTATTTCTTGTGCTCGATTCCCCCTTTACTTTCACAGTAAATACGTTTTCAAGAAAACTGTCAGCCGGGGCAATCGTGGCCTCTGTTGTTATCGCAACCAGCGCCGCCGGTACAGAGACCACTGTCACAGGTCTGAATGCCTTGGCAGTCGGTACAACACAAGCAATTACAACAGCCACAGGCAACAACATAGTTTCCGTGGGTAACGCTCTCGCATTCAAACTAACCGGGGTTGCGGCAACAGACAGAAACTTCTCATTCACCCTAAAGTGTACCCGTAATAATTTTAGTGGGGCGTAAGATCCCACCATGACTTTTTCCACCGCCCCCTTTTCCCAGATACCTTTCTCATCTTCGATCAGAACGATTGATGTAGCGGTTCCGGTCACCGGTGTATCAGCAACCTTTCAACTAGGTTCTGTTGTTGCTGGCGCAGAAATAAAACTCAATGTATCAGGTGCCTCTGCCACATTTGAACTAGGCACACCCAGTTTTACCACAGACTCAAATATCTCTGTCACCGGGATCACGGGCACATTCTCAGTAGGCACTGTCACACCTTCGATTGATCATGTCCATAATGTATCAGGGGTCGCAGGTACATTTGAAGTTGGCACCGCCGGGTTTAGTATTAACGCAGATATCCCCGTTACCGGAGTTACAGGCACATTTGAAGTTGGTAAGATTTTCTTCTGGTTCCCTGTACCTGATGTAACCACTAGCTGGACCACGGTTTCCCAGACATCAACCACATGGACCCTGACTTCTGACGTATCTACTACATGGGAATCTATAGCTGCCTAGTGCTGCAAGAGCTAATTGGCTCATATTAATAATATATGATAGGATCATCGTATGCCTGTAACAACTTATTCATCCCTTGTAACCCAGATTCAAGAAACTGCGGAAAACACAGGTTCCGAGTTTGTTGACTCTATCCCTAATTTTATCTCACGTACAGAGAATAGACTGACACGTGATGTAGACTTACTAGGTTTGACAAGTTTTGCCACAACAAACTTTGTCGTCTCGACCCCTGTTTACCAGAAGCCACCGAACGCATTGATTGTAAAAAACTTGACGATCACCAGCAACGGCTCCCGAATTAATCTGGTCATGAAGACCAAAGAATATCTAAATGATTACTGGCCAGACCGTACCTCGGTAGGGGAACCCAGATATTATGCAAACTACGGTAACGAACTCTTGATCGCACCGGCTCCTGCATCAGCATATCCCGTTGAAATTTCATATGTGGTCGAGCCAACCGCTTTAGCTTCGTCAACACAGGAAACAAACTATTTCACACAGTACTGCTCAAACGCCCTATACTACGGTTCCATGGTTGAGGCAACCTTATTCATGAAGAACCCAACCGCCGCAACCATGTGGGAAAGTTTTTATCAACGAGAACTTGAGGGTCTGAACAACGAGGCACGTAGATCCCGTAGGGACAGCATGGCCATGCCAGCAAGTCCAGCCGGTGGCCCTAACACTTTAACAGGAAGTAACTAACACCATGTCATCATACACATCCAGAATCAGACTAGAAAAACAGATCCCCGGTCAAAACGAAAACACATGGGGCACTGTCCTTAACGATAACGTCATTGATCTTGTCGATGATTCTATCGCAGCCTACACCACGATCACCGTATCATCTGTTGATGTTACTCTGACGCAGTCGAACGGTGCTTCTGATCAGGCACGTAGTGCATTCCTAGATATCTCGGGAACCTTGACCAGCAACGTCAATGTCCTTATCCCTGCCCTTTCAAAAGGCTACGATGTTCGTAATTCCACATCTGGTTCTTTCACCGTTAACATGAAGACCGCCACGGGCTCTGGACAAATTATCCCACAAGGCCAGAGTATCGGTGTTGTATGTGATGGCGTCTCAGTACGTGACATCGAAACACCCGGCATCCGATCCACATCAAACGTGGTTAATGTATCCGTGGGAACCTCTTTGATTGACATTAAAGTTCCTGTGGCAATTTCGGGAACTGTCTCCATTGGAGGAGGCATTGCTGTATCTGGTTCTTCAACATTCTCCAGCAATATCACCATGAACGCCCAGAGTGATGTAAGATTTGCTGATGCTGATAGTTCAAACTACATCGCCCTACAGGCACCAACCTCTGTTTCAGCCAATGTTACCTTTTCGC